AAGAAGCATTAGATATTGATAAACTACACAAAGTGGTTTGGTGGGCAACACAAAACATAACAGGGGTAAGTGCTAGTCAAGTAGAGATAAGCAGTAATGTACAATTTTATGATGGCATTACAAGTTCTGATATTCAAGAAACATTAATAAAAAGTGCCGCTGATTTAATATCAGAAGAAACTCCTAACTACCAATTTGTAGCAGGTAGACTCATAAGTTATCATATTAACAAAATGGTGTATGGCGAATTTAAACCTTGGCATGTTTACAAACTGGTTAAAAAAAATGTAAAAAGAGGATTTTATGATCCTGAACTTCTCACAGAATACACCGAAGAAGAATGGAACACTATTGATGGTTGGATAAAACACGAGCGTGATGAGCAACTTACATATGCGGCCATGGAACAATTTAGAGGCAAGTACCTTGTACAAAATAGAGTAACAAAAACATTGTATGAAACACCACAGATGTGTTACATGCTCATAGCCGCTACTCTGTTCCAAGACTATGATCGTAAAACCAGATTACGTTGGGTAAAAGATTACTATGATGCTATATCAACGCATCAAATAAGTTTGCCAACTCCAGTAATGGCTGGTGTACGTACACCGCAGAGACAGTTTTCAAGTTGTGTGCTTATCGAAGCTGATGACAGTTTGGACAGTATCAATGCTACCTCAAGTTCAATTGTAAAGTATGTTTCACAAAAAGCCGGTATTGGTATTAACGGTGGACGCATTAGAGCCTTAGGTTCGCCGATCAGAAACGGTGATGCTTATCATACCGGTGTTGTTCCATTTTATAAAATGTTTCAGGCTGCCACACGTAGTTGTTCACAAGGTGGAGTACGTAACGGAGCCGCTACACTTTATTATCCTATTTGGCACTTAGAAGTTGAAGATCTTTTGGTACTTAAAAACAACAAAGGTACAGAAGATAACAGAGTAAGACACATGGACTATGGTGTACAATTTAACAAACTGATGTATGAACGTTTAATGTCAGGTGGAGACATCACACTGTTTTCTCCTAATGATGTACCTGGACTATATGATGCTTTCTTTGCAGATCAAGACAAGTTTAAAGAATTGTATGAAGCCGCAGAACGTAAAACAAGTATACGTAAAAAGAAAATAAGTGCTATAGAACTTTTTAGTGCTTTCATGCAAGAAAGAAAAGACACAGGTAGAATATACCTACAAAACGTTGATCATGCAAACGAACACAGTAGTTTTAAGACCGAGGTTGCTCCTATCAAGCAGAGCAACTTATGTTGTGAAATTGATTTACCAACCAAAGCATTAAATGATGTAAATGATCCCAATGGTGAAATAGCATTGTGTACATTGAGTGCAATCAATTGGGGTAATTTTTCAAATCCACAAGACATGGAAAAAGCATGTACACTTGCAGTGCGTGGACTTGATGCGTTACTTTCATACCAAAACTATCCTATATTAGCTGCACAAATAGCAACTGAAGGCAGACGTCCACTTGGAGTAGGTATTATCAATTTAGCATACTTTCTTGCTAAAAATGATGTAAGCTATAGTAATCCAGATGCACTTAAATTGGTTGATACTTGGGCACAACATTGGAGTTATTATCTTATCAAAGCCAGTGCCGACTTGGCAGAAGAATTTGGTGCATGTCCACTAAACAATGAAACAAAATATTCAGACGGAGTACTACCGGTTGACACTTATAAAAAAGACGTTGATGAACTAGTGGTACATGTTGATGCAGTTGACTGGACAGGATTAAGAACACAACTTAGGAAAACGGGCATACGTAATAGTACACTAATGGCACTAATGCCAGCAGAAACATCTGCACAGATATCAAATAGCACAAATGGTATTGAACCACCAAGAGCATTTGTTAGTATAAAACAAAGCAAAGATGGAGTACTAAAACAGGTAGTACCAGGTTATGCACGTTACAAAAACAAATATGAATTATTATGGGATCAGAAGTCACCAGAAGGTTACTTGAAGATTATGGCAGTATTGCAAAAGTATATCGATCAAGGCATAAGTGTTAACACCAGTTACAATCCTCAACATTTTGAAGATGAAAAGATTCCAATGAGTACCATGTTACAACATCTATTATTATGTTATAAATATGGACACAAACAACTCTATTATTTCAACACATTCGACGGTGCAGGAGAAATAGACGTAGACAAAATGAATCAAACACAACAACAAGATATAACTATCGAAGAGCCTATGTACGAAGAAGCCTGCGATAGTTGCACCATATAGGAACCACAATGAGTGTATTGAATACAGCCAACAGAGACCATACGACCAGTCTTGCATTTTTAGATCCAGACGGCGGCGTTGGTATACAACGTTATGATACTCTAAAGTATCGTCAATTTGACAAGCTCACTGACAAACAGTTGGGTTTTTTCTGGAGACCAGAAGAGGTAGATGTACTTCGTGATGCAAAAGATTTTAAAGAGCTTACCGCAAACGAAAAACATATTTTTACAAGCAATTTAAAAAGACAAATACTATTAGACAGTGTACAAGGTAGAGCACCAATTGAAGCATTTGGTCCTATTGTTAGTTTGCCTGAGCTAGAAAATTGGATAATTACTTGGACATTTTCAGAAACCATACATTCTAAAAGTTATACACACATTATACGAAACGTATATTCTAATCCAAGTAAAATTTTTGATGAAATGATGGATATACAGGAAATCATTGAATGTGGTGAAGATATTACTGCATACTATGATGACTTGGTAGAAAGTTGTAGTTACTACAACCTACTTGGTGAAGGTACTCACACTGTAAATAGAAAAAAGGTTGTAGTTGATTTATATGAACTCAAGAAAAAACTTTGGATTTGTTTGGCCAGTGTAAATATACTTGAAGGTGTTAGATTTTATGTGAGCTTTGCTTGTAGTTGGGCATTTGCAGAATTAAAGAAAATGGAAGGCAATGCTAAAATTATAAAATTTATTGCACGTGATGAAAACGTACACTTGGCAAGTACACAACAACTACTCAAATTGTTACCAAAAGACGATGCTGATTTTGTTAAAATACAAAAAGAGTGCGAGCCAATTGTAATTAAGATGTTTGAAGACGCAGTTGATCAAGAATGTGCATGGGCTGATTATCTGTTTCGAGACGGTTCAATGATTGGACTTAATGCACAGTTACTTAAAGAATATGTACAATGGATTGCACACAAACGCATGACTGCGGTAGGAGTACCGAGCAGTTATAAAGGAGCAAGCAATCCATTACCGTGGACGCAAAAATGGATTGCTGGCGGCGATGTACAAGTAGCTCCACAAGAGACAGAAATTACAAGTTATGTCAACGGTGGAACAAAACAAGACGTAGATAATAATACATTTAAAGGATTTAGTTTATGAGTGTGACTATATATACAAAAGACCTATGTGGATATTGCGATGCGGCTAAAAGTCTTTTAAGAAAAATGAATGTTCAGTTTAATGAAGCAAAAATTGGAACAGACATTACTAGAGAAGAGCTACTCGAAATTGCTCCTAATGCACGTACTGCACCACAGATTGTGATCAACAACAAGGTTGTTGGTGGATATGATGATTTAGTTGAGTATATTGAAAATACAGGGTGGAATGGTTCTGGCTACTAATTAATAGTACCTAGGAGGAACCATGTTAGAAAAAGATAAAATTTATTCGTTAAAATTAAGTGACAGTAGTGAAATAATATGCAAGATTGTTAGTAGCGATGATACAAAAACTATAATTGCTAATCCATTTACTCTTATTCCTACACCACAAGGCGTACAATTGTTGCCTGCAATGATGAGTGCAGATGAGACAAAAAATGTGACCATAAATACAAATAACATTACAATGTACACCGAAACAAACAAAGATGTTATTGCAAGTTACATACAAGCAAGTACTGGTATAGTGACTGCACCAAAAGGAATATTAAAAGGATAAAAATGCCAGGAGCAGTAAGAATAGGTGACCCAAACTCAGGTGGTGGACTTGCAGTAGGTACTGGTGCAACATCTGTAATTATCAACGGCAGACCAGCATGCCTAATAGGAACCTCAGT